TTGCCTCCCCCCCGTTGATGGGTAAAATAGCCGCAATTTTTCGTTTTCAACAAGCGCGGCGCGATGCCGCTTACTCAAGAAGAAAGAATTATGACGTTGTCTCCTTATTTGCAAGAGGTGGCGAAGCGCCGCACTTTTGCCATTATTTCTCACCCCAATAATTAAGCCCAAATTAAAGCTCTTTCACTCTTTCAAAATCCTTTCAGTTAATTGAGATTGAGCTATATAACTCATTTAAATACATTTAGTTATGTGGCTTCTTTAATTGAAAATTCTTTCATGTAACTTTAAATCGATCTGCTTGCTTTCATCAAAAATCTGTACATATGCTTGTACATAATGTACAAAGCAGCAGAGGTGTTTTGCGATTTGTACAAGGTGAGTAATGGCGCTGTCTGATGCGTGGTTGCGTTCAGTCGTTGGAAAGGAACGTGATAAGGTTTTGGTTAAATCCGATCGTGATGGTCTGTCTGTCAGAGTATCACCGAAAGGTCGCGTAGTGTTCCAATATCGTTATCAATGGGCAGGGAAAGGTGAGCGTCTTGATATCGGAACTTACCCAGCAACTGGATTAAAAGAGGCCAGAGAAGAAGTTATCCGTCTCCGTGGTGAACTCGAGTCAAACCGTAATCCACGATTGGTCAAGCAGGCTGAAAAACGAAAAGCTACTGAAGCCATGACGGTAGAGTCTGTGATCCGTGCCTGGTATGAAGCATATTGTGTAAAAAATAAAAAAGGCTCTGAACAGATACTCCGCTCGTTTGAGCTGCACCTGTTCTCTAAAATCGGGAATATCCCTCACGATGCAGCTACATTGCATGATTGGTTAGAAGTCCTGGAGCCTCTTAGCACTAAGACTCCAGCAATAGCAGACCGATTGCTAATTAACGCAAAGCAGGCCCATGTCTGGGCGTATAAGAGAAAGCTCATTGAAACTCGCCCGCTGTCGGATATCACGGGTAAAGATATGGATATCCGTAAAGGTCAGAAGAAACGGTTTCTGACACATGATGAAATTAAAATCCTTTATGCTGCGATCGATGGTTCTCGAATGGTTCCTAAATACCGGGCCTTCATTAAACTATTGCTGCATTTTGGCTGCCGTAGTTCAGAGCTAATTACCGCCAGGGTGGACGATTTTGATTTCATTAATAAAGTATGGACTGTACCACCAGAACGACATAAGACTGGGGAGATAACGGGCGAACCGCTAAAGCGGCCCATTATTGAACCGGTTGAAGAGCTTATAAAGTACGCTATTTCTATGAACAATGGTTCCGATATGCTTTTTACTAAGGAAGGAAGCAGGGAACCCGTTGGTCGGACATCATTGCAGTCGCTGCCTTACAATTTAATGCAGTATGCATGGCGGCGTTTGGGGTATCAATTCCCTCATTGGTCTCTGCATGATTTGAGGCGAACAGCACGAACAAACTTTTCTGATCTTACTGCGCCTCATATCGCAGAAATAATGCTCGGTCATAAACTGCCGGGGGTATGGCAAGTTTATGACAAGAGTGATTATTTAGAAGAACAGCGTAAAGCCTACCAGGCATGGTGGGAGAGAGTTGAATCGATTGTTACTTGTTCTGGTTCAGACACCAACTGACAGTTTGCATATTTTGAACGCAATAAAATATGACAGTCCGCTTTGAGCGAGGAGCGGATATATGATGTTTAGAAAACGCGCGATTTGCAGTTAAGCAATCTAAGTTACTGATGTACTATACTGGAACTGCTGGCCAGTTTGTGTTGAACACCATCATTATCACAATAAGGAAATGAAAGTTGAAATGAATACTAAACTTTTGGCCTATTTAAACAATGAGTTACATGGAGTGTGGGTAGATAGTGAAAATCGTAATATCCACATAATACTTAAATCAAGCCTTCCTATAATTAAATCCGTCTGGTCAGGAGCACCTATCCACTTTTTGGTAGGTTTATCTACTAAAAATATACTAGTGATTGGGATGTTGATTGAAGATAATGTCGATAATCCATTTTTACTAGCCTATCCACCAAGAGAGGCAGATGAAATTAAAGGGCTGGATTTGTTATTGTCAGGCGCTTATGATGGTATTCTATTATCATTTTTTGACTCGCATACAATGCGTGTTATGGACCTGAAAATAAAAGTTTCGGAAAATTTACCGTGTGAATGTTTAAAAAAATTTTGTGCTAATTCATATTCTCTCAATTCAGGATTTAGGGAAGGTAATGAAGCAATGGATGAATTCTGCAACAATGCTTTGACTGGTAACGAGAAAATAATTAGTCTGCCACTAAGTGTAATCGATAAAAAATCTTACCTAGCAAGTGTTCATGAACCAAACGATACCGTATTAACATATGAATTTAGCGTCAGTGAAAACGGCTCTGAGGGATATGAGCAGGAAGCTCTTATATACCATGCTTTGCGGCAGGTCTTTTCAACGGAGGAAGTGTTTTTTTCTCCAGATATTATTGAGGGTAATAAAAAAAGAGAACTAGTTGATATTCTTATTGTAGAAAATGACTATGTATTATCTATACAGTCTAAAGCATCATCTTTGATTGAAATGGGTTTGAAATCTCATGAAAAGCTTTGTAGCATGTATAAGAAAAAAGCATTGCAAGGGATCGATCAGGTTAAAGGCGTTATCCCAATTCTAAATAATGATGTGGTTATTAATTATGACGGGAGGGAATGCTTAATAAAGCGCAGAAAGGGTATTTATCATTTAGTGATAATCTCAGATCTTGTTTTAGAGAAAGAAGGTGCTGAAAAGATTTATAACGAAATTAGCAACCTTAAAGAGTCAAAAGGGGCGAAAGTTTTAGTTATGAGCCTTGAAGGTCTTGTAAATTTTATAAGACTATCAAGATTAAATAAAAGAATGTTTTGGGCAATGCTGGAGGCTAAATACAAGTTCAGCATAAAAAACCGTACAATTTTAATTAGAGATATCGACTCTAGCCAAGAGAATAATCTACCATTACTTGCCACTGATCAATACCTATCACTTCTTCGAGGTACGGGAAAATTAAAATAAATTGTATCAATGATACTGTTGCCACGTATCGAGACTGGCTTATGAACGGAAGGGTTTTCCAGCAGTTCAGCGACCGGAGCTGCACATCGATGCCGGATTGTGCCTGCAATTATGTACTTGGCTAAGAGGTGCTGCTGGCTCTGGATAGAATAACCCTAACGTCCAAAGAGCGCGCATTTTCATGTAAAAAAATAAATAGCTTGTCTGCTCTTGATACAGAGCAGACAGTCAGATCTGTTTGGCTTGTGCCATAGATGTGCCAGCTCACATTTGAGCTAATGTTTGTTACTCAATTACTCCTGCAAACCTGTATATCTTACGTGATGCCCATTTATTTGGGCAGGATTTAATATCAGGATCTGGAAAATCAGGCCGATATTTCTGACCAGTCCTCCGGTTTACACTGTTCCAGCGAAGCACCGTCGATATTGAAACGCCACAGAATTCGGCGACTTGTTTTGTTGTCATTAAGTTGTTCATTGTTGACCCTCCTGTGGTTGTGCAGTTGAAAGACTCATGCCAGCGCGTTGTTTCCAGACGACCCAGCCGAGAGCCATATCCCACGCCATGTACTCGTTATCACCGTTTTTTGCTCTCCGACGATCGACTGTTTTACCGAAACGCTTTTCCATAAATAATTCATAGGCTGCGCGTTCATCTGGCTCAACTTCCAGAGATGCCAGTGCAATCCGTGCCAGTTCTAAATCATCTTCAAGCTCAGCGCGAATCTCAGCGAATGCACTCTGTGTTAAGGCGAACTCAATGCTCTGCACTTTATTCCGTGCGCGCTCAAGCAGTGCATGGTAGTTAATTTCGGTTGTCATACCCCTACCTCTTCGAATTTTAATTCCAATTGATCACCCCAGATTTCACATGACTCTGAACACGAGCCGGTATCGAATCGCCTGGCCTGTACCATCGCCTGATACAAATTTCTGTAGTCGCTGTTGGCAGACATTCTGGCAATTCCGTCAAGCGTCAGGTGACCACGGTACATAACGTCTTTACCTGTTCTGCGATGACCATCCCTGACGTGTTTGCCTGTAACCAGCTCATTAAAAACTCGCATCAGACCAGGTTCGTCTTTACATGCAAGCCCCAGCTTTTGCGTTGACTTTTTGATGCAGAAAACACAGTTCCCGAGATGCTCCGGGATTTGCAAATCAAAAGGTTGTTTTCGCCACCACCGGATAACATCCGACTTATCAAAATCTGACAGTTCGGCAAGATACCGGATGCCCGATTTCGGTTTCAGCCTACGGGGTTCGTCTGCACGAATACCCAGCCATGTGATGTAATTACCTCGCCCGAAATGGTTATCGCAGTATTTCGTGAAAGGGATGAGTTTTAGCCTGTCAGTACAGAACGCGCCACCGATGTATGGCGTGCCGTACTTTTTAACCATGTCCATAAACGGTTTAAGTACCGGCATTCGCGTCTGAATATCCTTTGGCTCCCATTCTGTATAACCATTTGGCTGCCCAAGCTCAGGATTGATATCGACCTGCAACACAGTTAGTGGTATGCCCCAGAACTTCACAACCTCCCGAATAAAGCGGTATGTCAGCGGATGTTCGCAACCGGTATCCATAAAGATGTAGCAGACGTTATTGCCAGCCTTTCTTTGTTCTTCCATCAGGTGAACAAGATATGCGGATGTTCTCCCGCCAGAAAAACTAACTACATGAGTTATGCACATTTGCGTAATTCCGATAACTCGTTGAAGCGTTCCATAAACATCCCGTAGGCATGGCCCGGTGCCAGTGGAATAACTTTGAACATCTCTGTTGCCGGGATACCTTCCAGTACAGGCCATAAAGAGCCATCATCAAGCCCGAGATCACGGCGTTCGGTTGCCAGCATGATTAGATCGGCATATTTCACAGGCGTGCTCATAACCGGGGGCAACTCGTATTTCTCACGGATTACTGCATCTATTTTTTCTTCCATCCGTTTATAGTCAGGAAGAAGGCGTTTCAGTGGTGCGGGGATGTCCTGGCAATACGCTTCTGTTGCATCATGCATTAACGCTTCAAAAGCAAATTCCTGCGGCACCAGCTGGCTGCAAAGCACCGCATGTTGGGCGACGCTGTAGAAGTGAGAAAGATGACCGGCAAAGCGGCAGATATTTGAAAGGGAAACCGCGATATCGTTAATCACGATGTCGTCTTTATTTATCCTGTCATAATAAAAATGCTTCCCGGAAAAAGTTTTAATAAATGACATTTTGTTCTCCACGTATATGCGCTGCACCGCGCTGAATTTGGGTAAAAGGAAGCCCTCACCATCCGGTGATTATTGAGTTAATTACGTTTCCATAAATGCCCCTGCAGGGGCATTTGCAGTAATGAAATCAGGCGGTGAAAGTACCAATAAAGGTTTCTACTTTGCTGTCTTTGAATTTCTCAACAAGCAGATCACGAAATTCGTTAGCCATATCTTCCTGCACCGCTTCCAGCTGAATAATGCGCAGAACCAGTACAGGACGATCGCCAGTGATAATGCTGAGGCGTAATTTAAACGGACGTTCTTTCAGACCTTCAAACGGAACGCATTTAAATTCAAATGCCACTGGCATAATGTCTTTGGTCTTCGCTTCGACAGATTCCATCAGGGAGCGTTTGCCGCTGAAGTCATTATCTTCAAAATCAGCGGTCTGGTTTGCTTCAATCGTGATTTTACGGATTGCCGCAGCCGCTTTTGTTGCCTGAATGGCGTCACCATTAGCATCAAAGCCCACAAGGTAGTCGGCCCAGTCTTCAATCCATTCTGCCAGTGATTTCTGGGAGTTACGCTCGCCGTTAACAGACAACAGGGCAGAGAACGGTGCTGTCTTTTTCAGTTTGAGAGTGGCGGTGTTATCTGCGTGACCTGGTTCATCAATAGTACCCAGGTTAAGCACACTGACGGCACGCATATTATCAGCATCGATAAAGCAGCGGGTGCCTTCATCTGCAAGATCTTTAGAATAACGGGTAAAGTCATCGATGCTGGCAGTGGAAAGCGCACCACGGAAACGGAAGCGATTTAAATTAAATTTTTCCAGATCATGAATGCGGAAATTCTCAGGCAATGCCACAGCATCGGCACCAATCTTACTGATAATTTCATTAACACCCTGAGCAGAAATAAGGGCATGGATTTGATTAATTGCGGTTGCGTCTAAGTTCTGAGACATAATAAGTCCTCACTATATTAAGATATTCAGTGATGAGATAAATAATCAGTTAATTAAGAACGATATTAATGACCTGCTGCGCGGAGTTTTCCGTCAGGCTCACCGGCAAGAGTCAGTAATTGTCCCTGGTCTTCCTGCAGAATAGTCAGGCGACCACCGCGATTGACATACATCGGCGTTTCGGTGGTGTCTTCTTCGGAAATTTTCCCACGGTTAGTCGGGCGAACATATGAGAGTTTGTGTTTGATTTTCACACGGTTCTCATCAAATGGTTCGATTTCCAGGTTGAGTGAGACCTTACCTTTGGTTTTCGTGTTCATCACACCGGAAGCGACTTCACTGAGAACTGCGCCGATTTTGGTTTCAAATACGCCGCCGTCCAGCTCCCCGATAAATGCCTGCACATCAGTACTGCGTTCACTAGCCATTTTGCTGCTCCTCATCATATCGACCCTGCAAGGTCGGTTAGTTTCTCCACAAAACAGAGAAGAACACCTGCGGTGGCAGCCGCCCGGATGGATTGGGTTATGAGCCCGTCGTCCGATGATGTTCTTCTCTGTTTTGTAAAAAGAGCGGTACCAGCCGGAAGCAAGTGTACAAACTGGTACCGCCAAAGCAGTGGCTGTTGTGGTGGGGTTGTCACTCAGGCGTATGGTCAACCTGACAATCCGGTGTCCTCAACGGGGAAAGAGTAACCCCGCCATACTTACCGCCGCGCCATTTCGCGGATTACCACAACGCTGAGAGCACTTAGCCAGTTACGGCACCACACTTTGTCGCGGTTCCATAAATGCCCTCATCGTTGCACCCTGGTCTCTTCCCAGGCGTCAAACCGAATCGCCACGCTGGTTAGGCGTCTTATCAGCATCATCATTGACTTGCACATTCCGGCTACCTGGTTTGTTTGCCCGAGCAAGGAGTGGATTATCCCCTTTAACGTCACCAGACCGCTAACGACGCATGTGCCATACGCCGTGTTACAACCAAATTTTGTTTTAATCTTGCCTGTGTTATGTTTCTTTTAGATACATTATGTATCTCATGGGTACATTGTCAAGCATAAAAAAACCTGCCGAAGCAGGTTCATAAATATTGATTAGGCCTTTATTGTGTATCTTCTTGGTTTTCCCGAGAAAATCACTGTACCAATTATAGAGCAATTACCGTTAATCTTAATGTAAGGCTCAGGCCAGTTTGGGTTTAATGCTTTGAGATAACGCTGTGTTCCATCTTCTATCAACCGCTTGAAGGTGGTTTCGCCTGAATCGTGCATCAATGCAATAACGTCGTCACCGTGGCAGGCAGGGACTTCAGGATCTACAAAAATCATGTCTCCCGGGCGGTACTCATCAATCATTGAATCACCAATCACCCGCAAGATATAAGTCATTTCGCCACAGGGTACAGGGCAGGGATAAGTTTCTGCTGTGCTCAAATCAACCTCAGAATAGCCAACTTCTTTCCATGCTCCGGCCTGTACCCATGATATGACAGGGACTAACGTTATTTGTTTGTTAGTAATTGAAACATCAGGTTTTTTTGTGATGTTTGTTGTCTGGTGTTCTTGATCAAGCCATCCGACAGGCAGGTCGAAACATTTTTCGATGTGCCGTGCCATGCTGTCACCGATATTTTTAGTAGCACCATCTCCCATAAACCTGCTGGTCTGGGTTGGCTCGCGATCAATCATGGTGGCAAAGGAAGAATTCCCGCCAACACCATCTCTCAGTTTTCTGGCGTTAGACCGCCGGATGTCATGGACTGTTTTCATAACGAAATTAAAACCTTTGTACCGATAGGGTACAAGTATCTTGAAGGTTCATCTCAATCATGTAATATGTATATTGGAGGTACATATTGTATGAAAGCGTATTGGGACTCTTTAACCAAAGAACAGCAGGGCGAGTTGGCCGGAAAAGTTGGCTCAACACCAGGCTACTTACGGCTGGTTTTCAATGGTTATAAAAAAGCCAGTTTTGTGCTGGCTAAAAAACTTGAGCAATGCACGTCAGGTGCAATTACGAAATCTGACTTAAGACCGGATATCTATCCGAAAGATTAACAGAACACCTTCAATTTTTAACCACAGAACGATGAGGCTAACCGTGGGTAAGCATCACTGGAAAGTAGAAAAACAGCCTGAGTGGTACGTGAAAGCTGTCAGAAAAACTATCGCGGCGTTGCCGGGGGGGTACGCTGAAGCTGCTGAGTGGCTGGATGTAACAGAGAACGCTTTATTCAACCGCCTTCGTGCAGATGGCGATCAGATTTTCCCGCTGGGATGGGCAATGATTTTACAGCGCGCGGCTGGCACTCACTACATTGCGGATGCTGTCGCACAGTCTGCTGGTGGGGTGTTTGTATCGCTTCCTGAAATTGAGGAAGTAGAGAACGCCGATATAAACCAGCGCCTGCTGGAAGTCATCGAACAGATCGGGAGTTACTCAAAGCAGATTCGTTCGGCAATCGAAGACGGGGTAGTGGAGCCACACGAGCAGACAGCAATTAATGATGAGTTGTATCTGTCAATTTCGAAGCTCCAGGAGCATGCAGCACTGGTCTACAAAATCTTTTGCGCTCCAGAAAAGAGTGACGCCCGCGAGTGTGCAGCTCCGGGCGTCGTGGCGTTTTGTGTCTGTGGAGAAACTAACGCATGAACAGTTTAACGGCAAATAACCGTTTGTCGCAACAGCTGGTGGTCAGCGTCGCTGAACACCTGTTGTTACGGCATGAATGCAGATTACCAAATCACCTGGCTGTAAGTAACCACAGAGAACTTTACCTGACTGTGGGGGGCGAGTTGTGCAGGAACTTAACCGCTGGTTTCGTGACGGAAGAGGGCTTTATGTCCATGTTATTCGTTGGGAGCCAGAAACGCAGCGCGTTATCTATCTTCGCAAAGACTACCCGCATGAGTGCTTTAGTCCTTTGTGGAAATTCAGGCGTGATTTTGTTGAGTGTGAAGGACCACCAGCACATTGATTCTGCCATTCCGGGACGTTACACTGTTCAGGCACCTTATAAAGCGGGTGTCGGGATTGGCGTCCTGGAATTCAATATAGAGCATAACCGCGCTCATGCGGTTTTTTCGTATCATGAGCATTGCTACGTCCAAATTATGGTGGGGCGTGCAGGGGCATCGCAAGATGCGCCGGGTTCTATGTTGACCGGTTACGCCAACCCTGTACGTCTCACCACCTCTGTGATTGGCGTCCCATGTGGTGAGTTCTTTGAATTCAACATAGGGGCTGTCACCATGACTACTCTCCCAACCCTCGCTCGTCTGAATGATGAAGACTTACATAAACTCAGTTATGTAACAACTGCACTACGTGCTCTGCGCAAGGTAACTCTTTCGGATCCGCAGGCGCATCAAGTTCTGGTAGAAACCCTTCTTAACTTGCAGGCTGAACGTATTCGTCTGGCGGATAAGGCTAATTTTCATATTCACCGTCTCCTGAATATCAGCGGAGGGCATCGTCATGCTTAATCCGTTGATCCTCAATATTTGCCGTTTGCTTCAGCGTAAAAAAACATCAATTCCTACAGTTGGGCAGTGGTACACCACACCTGCAGGGCATGTTCTACGTGTTAGCCTGGTTGACCGTGAATGCCAGAAGGTGATTTGTGAACCGCTGGGCCGTAATTACCGCGTCAGTATGCCGCTTATAGCCTTTCGCTCCGGAAAAAACATGAAGCATCTCGGAGGTGCAGCATGAGTATGGAGCTGATGGTTAAAGCGATGAAAATTCGAGTGGGTAATCCATTGCGAAAACTGGTTCTGATCAAGCTGGCTGATAATGCCAGCGATCAGGGTGAGTGCTGGCCCAGCTACCAGCATATTGCTGACCAGTGCGAGATTAGCAAACGTTCTGTGATGAATCATATTGCGGCCCTTTGTGAGTCCGGGCTGGTAAAAAAAGTCACCCGGAAAGGTGAAAAAGGTAACTCAAGTAATATCTATCTCCTTCATCTGGATGGTGCAGGAGATTCACTAGGGGGTAGTGCAAATAATTCACTATCTGGTGCAGCAAATTCACCAGGTAGTGCAGGAGTTGCACCAGGGGGTAGTGCAGGAGATTCACCCAGAACCAGTCACTCTTTTGAACCAGTCAAAGAACCAGTCAATGAACCAATAGCTGTTGGTGCATCAGTTGATGAGTCCGTGCGAGTTCGTTCAAACCGGCCGGAATACTCTCCGGAGTTTGAGCAGGCATGGCTGGCATATCCCAAACGTGCTGGTGGTAATTCAAAATCTGCAGCCTTCAAAGCCTGGAAAGCCCGTTTGAATGAGGGGGTAAACCCCGAAACCATGCTGGAAGGTGTGAAACGCTACGCGGGCTGGGTATCTGCGATGGGTAACAGCGGCACACAATTTGTGAAACAGGCTGTCACGTTCTTTGGTCCGGATCGTCATTTCGAAGAATCCTGGGAAGTTCCTGCGGTATCTGCAGCCAGACGTGAGGACCCGTACTTCAAAGCCAGTTACGACAACGTGGACTACAGCCAGATCCCGGCAGGATTCAGGGGGTGATCATGAGTCTTTTGAATGAAGTTCAGAAATTCATTGAAGCCCATCCGGGGTGTACTTCCGGAGACATTGCGGATGCTTTTGCAGGTTACTCACGGCAGCGCGTTCTGCAGTCAGCAAGCAAGTTACGTCAGAGTGGGCGTGTGGCTCACCGTTGTGAAGGGGATACACGCAGACATTTCCCGCGCCAGGCTGAGATATCGCAGGAGCCGGAACCAGTTTGTGAAACCAGACCTGTGCGCAATTTCTATGTCGGCACTAACGACCCCCGGGTGATTTTGTGCCTGACCCGCCAGGCTGAAGAACTGGAGTCCAGGGGCTTATTCCGTCGAGCTGCAACGGTGTGGATGGAGGCATTCCGTGAAAGCCACTCCCAGCCAGAACGAAACAATTTTCTGGCGCATCGTGAGCGGTGCTTACGGAAAAGCAGCAAGCGCGCTGCATCGGGTGAAGAGTGGTATCTGTCAGGGAATTACGTGGGGGCTTAATGAGTAATAAATATTGCCGGGCGCTGGTGGAGCTGCGGAACAAACCAGCCCATGAACTGAAGGAAGTGGGCGATCAGTGGCGCACGCCGGATAACATTTTCTGGGGAATTAACACCCTGTTTGGCCCGTTTGTCCTGGATCTGTTTACTGACGGTGATAACGCCAAATGTGCCGCGTATTACACGGCGGAAGACAACGCGCTGGCGCATGACTGGTCAGAACGTCTTGCGGAGCTTAAAGGCGCTGCCTTTGGTAATCCCCCATACAGCCGCGCCAGTCAGCATGAGGGGCTATACATCACCGGCATGCGTTACATCATGAAGCATGCCAGTGCCATGCGTGATAAAGGCGGGCGCTATGTTTTCCTGATCAAAGCTGCCACCAGCGAAGTGTGGTGGCCGGAAGATGCAGATCATATTGCTTTTATTCGCGGGCGTATTGGTTTTGAACTGCCTGCCTGGTTTATCCCGAAAGATGAGAAGCAGGTGCCGACAGGCGCTTTCTTCGCTGGTGCTATTGCTGTTTTCGACAAGACCTGGAAGGGACCGGCAATCAGCTACATCGGGCGCGATGAACTTGAGGCATGTGGTGAGGCGTTTCTGGCGCAGGTTCGCCAGCAGGCGGAAAAACTGGTCAGGGAGATGGCGGCATGACGACGTTAACTCAATGCCAGCAGCAGGTGCTGGATATGCTGATTTCTTATCAGAAAGAACGTGGCTTCCCGCCAACCAATCAGGAGGTGGCAACCATGCTGGGATACCGTTCAGTGAATGCAGCGGTGGAGCATCTTCGCGCACTGGAGAAAAAAGGCGTCATCACGATAAAGCGTGGTGTGGCCCGGGGCATCACGCTTCATACCGCGGTGAAGGACGACGACAGCGAGGCGGCCGGGATTATCCGCGCACTGCTTGCTGGTGAGGAAAACGCCAGGCTGCGTGCAGCCCACTGGTTACATGAGAGGGGGCTGAAAGTATGAAGCTGATTCTGCCTTTTCCACCCAGCGTGAACACCTACTGGCGACACCCCAACAAAGGGGCATTTGCTGGTAAGAGCCTGATAAGTGCGGCGGGGCGAAAATTCCAGAGCGCGGCGTGCGCAGCAATAGTTGAGCAGTTACGTCGTCTGCCGAAACCAACGTCGGCACCTGCTTCAGTGGAGATTGTGTTGTTTCCTCCGGATAACCGGATCCGCGATCTGGACAACTATAACAAGGCGCTGTTTGACGCCCTGACCCACGCGGGTGTGTGGGAAGACGACAGCCAGGTGAAAAGAATGTTGGTGGAGTGGGGACCGGTTATCCCGGAAGGGAAGGTCGAGATCACTATCAGTAAGTACGAGAAAACGGCGGGTGCAGCCGCCTGATCAAGAGGAGAAACGAAGTATGAATAATCTGATGGTCATTGATGGTATTGAAGTTCGTCGTGATGCTTATGGGCGTTACAGCCTGAACGATCTGCATCGCGCAGCAGTAGCATCTGGTGCAAATGCCAGAACCAAGGAGCCAGGAAAGTTTCTTTCCAGCCAACAAACTGTTGAGCTTGTTCATGAATTGACCAACACCCAGAATTTGGGTGTTGACCCGGTGAGTGTGATTCATGGGGGAAATGAACGGGGAACGTATGTCTGCAAGGAACTGGTGTATGCCTATGCAATGTGGATCAGCCCGTCATTCCATCTGAAGGTGATCCGTACTTTCGATATGGTAACCAGCGCACCGGAAAAATTATCCGGACAAGCTGCTGACAAGATGCAGGCTGGAGTGATTCTGCTGGACTTTATGCGCAGGGAGTTAAACCTGTCTAACTCTTCAGTGCTTGGTGCCTGTCAGAAACTCCAGGAGGCTGTTGGCTTACCGAATCTGGCACCGCGCTATGCCATTGATGCTCCTGCTGACGCGCCTGATGGCTCAAGTCGCCCGACACTGTCGCTGAGTGCACTGCTGAAACAGTATGGTATCCGCCTTACGGCTAATCAGGCATATCACCAGATGGCGAAGCTGGGGATCGTCGAGCAGCGCGAACGATACAGCCGTACCGCGATTAACAACATCAAAAAATTCTGGTCGCTGACGGCGAAAGGCTGCATGTTCGGCAAGAACATCACCAGTCCCGCAAATCCGCGCGAGACGCAGCCGCATTTCTTCGAATCCCGATTCCCTGAGCTGTTAAAGTTGCTCGATACCGTTCATTGAGGTGACCGTGAGAGCACTACTGACCCCTGAAATAGCCCCGCGTATGGGGATCGTATTGTTCAGACCAGGTTCAGAGCTGATGCCCCTGTTTATGCAGGGGCGTGTCCTACTGGAGCCTGAGCCGGAACGTTATTCATCTTTCGCCAGTGGTGCCGTTCCGGCGGCATCACAACCGCTGGCGGATGATCCTGCCGTTCGGGCCGTGTTCCGCAATGAGGCAGTGATCCGTCGTGCTGGTGGCGTGGAATGTCTTGAAAGCTGGTTACTTCGTGAAAAGGGCTGTCAGTGGCCTCATTCCGACTGGCACAGCGAGAACATGGCCACAATGCGACACGCGCCGGGCGCAATCCGTCTGTGCTGGCACTGCGATAACCAGCTGCGCGATCAGTTCACGGAACGGCTGGAATCAATGGCAACGGATAACTGTGCCCGCTGGGTGTTGTCTGTTGTGCGTCGGGATCTCGGTTTTGATGATAGTCACGTTGTGACAATGCCGGAACTGTGCTGGTGGCTGATTCGTAATGACCTGGCGGATGCCTTACCGGAAAGTGCAGCCCGTAAGGCACTGAGATTACCGAAGCCTGTTGTGCCGTCTGTCACCCGGGAAAGTGACTTTGTGCCTTCGGTTCCTGCCACCAGCATCATCCAGGATAAAGCGAAAAAGGTGCTGACGCTGAAAGTGGATCCGGAGTCGCCGGAGTCTTTTATGTTACGCCCCAAACGTCGCCGCTGGGTTAATGAAAAGTACACGCGCTGGGTTAAGACACAGCCGTGTGCATGTTGTGGAAAGCCTGCTGATGATCCCCACCACCTGATAGGTCACGGCCAGGGTGGAATGGGTACAAAAGCGCATGACCTCTTTGTGTTGCCTTTGTGCAGAAAGCATCACGACGAGCTGCATGCGGATACCGTGGCATTTGAAGAGATGTATGGCTCCCAGCTGGAGCTGATATTTCGTTTTATCGATCGTGCGCTGGCAACCGGCGTGCTGGCCTGATTTTGTGGAGAAAGTTGATGCGTGATATGTATGAAGTATTGGACCGCTGGGGAGCATGGGCTGCAGCAGATAACAGTGGTGTGGACTGGCAGCCTGTTGCTGCAGGGTTTAAAGGTTTACTACCTCATGGAAAGAAAACACGCCAACAATGCGATGATGATGAAGGAATCATGATTGACAGCTGTGTTGCGCGATTGCGGAAATATAAGCCAGAAGAATATGAACTGATCATTGCTCACTTTGTTATCGGTATTTCACTCCGTTCAATAGCAAAGAAACGGAAATGCTCTGACGGGTCAATCAGAAAACAACTTCAAGCAGCAATAGGAGTGATTGAAGGTATTTTGTTGATTATTAAGCCCCTGTAGGGCTTAATAATTCATATGAATTCTGTTTCCGAGATAATATAATCCAAAGAAAGTTGATACTAAGAGTTGCCAAACGAGGAAAGTAAATACAACAGTATAAACCATTAAAACAATACTGTTTTGATAGACATTGATTAATGGTGAAAATATAGCATTAAGTATTATTATAACAATGCTTAATGCTGTTAAAAAAGAGAATAGCATGCAAAGAAATAATCGTCTGGTCAGAACCTCCTCTGAATTTACTACTTTTCCATTTTCTTTTGTTACTTTTATTTCAATAGAGGCATTTCTTTCATTGCTAATCAATGGTAAATCAATCTCAGCTCTATTGAAAGTTGCTATGGCGGCCAGAGCGGCAATATAAAACCCTGGTAGGTTAGAGATAAATGAAACGATTGATTTAATGAAACCATTGTCATCAAATAAATCTTTGACAGGGATTTTTAATAGAATGAAAAGTACTGCTGTGATAGAAGTAAGTAGAATTGGTGCTACCCAATCATATGCAGCTTTGCCGCTAATACCTTTAATAAAAAGATATCCAAACGGCTTGCCTAGATGAGAGAAAACTGAAAGTATTGGCATAATAACCTCACATCAAATCTATCATTTTCACAACAAACTCTAGTTCAATTTTAACATATGAATCCTTCAGGCGCGAATTAAAGTTATCGATAATGCTTTTCTTAATAAATGTTTTTTCTAAATTATTAAGATTGATGTTTGAGGTTTTGAAATCAACCTGCCTTGGTTTATTTGTTTCAGGATCTTGGAATTTAACCTTTAATTTATCATAACCACCATTCATTTTTTTATTGAAATGAGATGCTACATTTTTAATCCATCCAATAACATTGTCACCATGATTTGGAAGTAATTTTAATGTACTTTCAGTCGGAATGTAAGGTGAATTAACATCAGGAGCATTAATTGTTCCGAATTGATCCTTGACTAATATGACATCTGATAATCCTTTTTGGCTTATTTTATTAAAAAGCTCCTTGTCTAACATTCCTGTAAATTCAAATATTGGTTTGTATCGTATTTTTACTTCTTTTTTTGATGTTGCAGAAATAACGTTAGTTGGATGTTTTGCGGTAAATAAGTCTTCATTGTCTTTCGCCACTTCAAAGAGAATTTTGTCTAAAAAACTATTTAACCGGGCCGTAGATACACCTGGGGTAGATGTACAAATCATATCATAGGTTCTTTTATTTCCATTTAATGATATGACAACATAGGTAGAAACTTCATAGCCTTCACCTTGTTCATATTTTGGTTGGATTTCAACGCGTTCATTAGTATTTATATTTTTTACAACGGTAGTACTTCCATTTTTATCAACACTATTAATAAGAAGGACAATATGCGTGGGTGAGTTATCTGGAAGTAAAGGATAAAGTTGTACATCTTGGAGAGTAACTACAATATTCCCAGAATCATATGAATGAACGAGTCCCTTTTGTTTAACAATCAATGGGGCAAGCATGTACATTTCCGGAACAGGACATATACACTGGGCTTTTACCTCTTGTGTTGCCTTGGTTCTAAACTTTGTGTCAATGGTCAGACTATGATGAGTAACGAGTCTTTCGCTAGCATTTAATTTTGCCATGAAATCATCCGATTATGATTTTTCGATTTATTTGTTAATCTTACAAAAACGCTAACGCGTACGCAAAAATTATTGTATCGTGTTAAGAGTGGTTACTTCGCCACACAGCTTAAACCCGCCGTCGAGCGGGTTTTGTCGTTTCTGGGGCTGGGGATTCGTTGGTCCTGGTCTATTCCGCAGTTATCCATTGGTTCGGCTTCTTTGACGTTTCCGCTTCTAATTTGCTGTACATGATGTTCCCTCAATTTGCACCTGCTGTATCAGCGAGGTGAGAGATAACTACAAATGCCTCATAACCCAAATACCTGGCTGGAGTTGTTCCAGAGCTGGTGGCGTGGAGACACACCGCTGGGCGCAGTGATTATGTCGATTGTTATGGCTGGTTTGCGTATCGCCTACTTTGGTGGTGGTGGCGGCTGGAAGCGAAAAACGCTCGAGATTTTGCTCTGTGGCGCTCTGACTCTGACTTTTGCATCCGCGCTTGAGTATGTCGGATGGCCTAAATCGCTTTCTGTTGCCATTGGTGGTGGCGTTGGGTTGATCGGTGTCGATGCTATTCGTGGGGCTGCAATGAGAGTAATCGGTAATAAGTTTGGTGGCTCTAAGGAGTAATTTATGCAGGTACTAAATTCCCAGCGTAAAGCTTTCCTCGATATGGTGGCATGGTCAGAAGGAACGGATAACGGGCGACAACCGACACGTAACCACGGTTATGATGTTATTGTTGGCGGCGAACTGTTCACTGATTACTCCGATCACCCTCGCAAACTTGTCACGCTAAACCCAAAACTCAAATCAACAGCCGCCGGACGTTACCAGCTTCTTTCCCGTTGGTGGGATGCCTACCGTAAGCAGCTTGGCCTGAAAGACTTCTCTCCAAAAAGCCAGGACGCTGTGGCATTGCAGCAGATTAAGGAGCGTGGCGCTTTACCGATGATTGATCGCGGTGATATTCGTCAGGCTATCGACCGTTGCAGCAATATCTGGGCTTCACTGCCGGGCGCTGGTTATGGCCAGTTCGAGCATAAGGCTGACAGCCTGATTGCAAAATTCAAAGAGGCTGGCGGAACGGTCAGAGAGATTGAGGTATGAGCAGAGTCACCGCGATTATCTCCGCTCTGATTATCTGCATCATCGTCTGCCTGTCATGGGCTGTTAATCATTACCGTGATAACGCCATCGCCTACAAAGAGCAGCGCGATAAAGCCACATCCATCATCGCTGACATGCAGAAGCGTCAACGTGATGTAGCAGAACTCGACGCCAGATATACAAAGGAGCTTGCTGATGCTAACGCGACTATCGAAAGTCTCCGTGCTGATGTTTCTGCTGGGCGTAAGCGCCTGCAAGTCGCCGCCACCTGTGCAAAGTCAACGACCGGAGCCAGCAGCATGGGCGATGGAGAAAGCCCAGGACTTACAGCAGATGCTGAACTCAATTATTACCGTCTCCGAAGTGGAATCGACAGGATAACCGCGCAGGTTAACTACCTGCAGGAGTACATCAGGACGCAATGCCTTCGATGATAGCGATAATTTTACTCATCATCCTTCACATCTGGCTCTGTAGACAGGGTGGTGCTTACTTCTGGAGCGAATCCAGATTAAACATCTCATTGCTGATGCTTGATATTGAGCATCTGGCGCGCGGTAAGGGCTGTGTTGAGATAAGTGCCAGTTCATTACAAAGCTATATCTAATGGAACCTGAAATAATTTGTCATTGTCATGACAAGAAAATTCATTAATGATGAGCTCTCATTATACGGGAGGTAGATATGGCATTTCGTTATTTTGAACTTACCGAAAATATTCCTTTTGAGGATGCAAGAGAGCTTCACGTACAGTTCAAACACCACTTAGAATATGTTGTAAAGGCGTTATTTATGCCAGGAACACATGAAAAGCATTTAATTGTTGAAGGCCGGGATGACGAATCGATAACACAGATATTTGGTGGGCATGATGAAAAGTTTATGCATCTTTATCATATCGATGAATATGAAAAACGTGAAGACTTAATCTAACCTCCTACGACTGTTTTTATTGCCATCATAAAAGCCATTCCTTGCAGAGTGGCTTTGATAATGGATATCCCAACAAGCGGATAAGACAATAAATATACCCACCAGGGGATAAACAATGTCTAAAATCACGGTTACACCTGCATAGCAGATCCGCTTAAACCTGCTGGCGAAACTGTACTATGACACCGCCGCTGCAGCAGACGCGATTAAGTTTGTTGGTGACGATCCGTTGAAGTATCAAATCTTTGTGAACCAGTTAAGCTGGGTAACATCTGAAAGCGGGCTGGTAGCCAGAACGACGAAAGCTATCAAAGAGTCGGAAGACACACTACTGTGGTTTGAAGCTGAATCTGGTTCATAAGTGAATGAATGTGGTAATTTAATCCTCCGCAAAAAAAAGGGGATAAAAATGCCAAAGAATGTCATAGCTATTTTACCGGGTGACGCGTTTGATCATGTTGTTGTCCAGGACGACCTGGAGATTGTTACCTTCAGGGGTGACAAGGGCGGCGTGCTTACTATGCCTATCGAGGAGTACGAACTAGACGGGATAAGTTATAACGTCGCACGTTGTGACGGTATGGTCACTGACGAAAAAGTTGAGAAGGCTATCAGACACTTCACCAAGTAATAATCAGCTTCCGAACCAAGCCTCGCAATAGCGAGGCTTTTTAACGACAGAGGTATGACAGTGGTTCTTACAGCTAAGCAGTTTGAAGACCTTGCATCCTTCGCGAAGGAAGATAGCCAGCCTCAATACACCATCGCAACCGGAATAATCCCAGAATTCGAAGATGATTGTGAGTTTATCCCCGTTTATGCCGGGCTCATCGCTTATTTAGAGTTACTGAATCACGGTGTATTGCAACTCGACCACTAGCGACATTACGCCAAGTATTCATCAAGTGCCTAGTTTAATGTTAAATTATTCCCTCATTCATAAAAGGGAATGTTATGAAAATAGATCACGAGTATTTGAAAGGTCTTTTGGAAGCTTTCGAGGCGTCTGAAGAGCCGCATACTGATATAAAGCAGCTGCAGCTGGCTGGGTATGACTACAGCACCGATGAATTTTTATTCCATATGCGTTTATTGGCTGATCGTCAACTAATTGCTAGAACAGACGGCAAGTATGGGTTTGGTTTCTCTGAGGCTGCTGATGGAGGATCATGGTTCGTTATACCGTTACGATTAACTTCAAGCGGTCATGACTTCCTTGAAGCTCTCAGGAATAAAGAGGTTTGGAATTCTCTCAAGACCGGCTTTAAAGATGCAAGCATTGGAACATTAGTTGACGTTTCAAGGCGTTTGCTGGATGGTTATATTCAGAAAAAAATTGACGACTTAATTGGCTAATATTTTATATAACCATCAGCCCCGCAATCGCGGGGCTTTTTTATTGCCATTATGATGGCAGATACATTGCTATGGCGTAACAGGATTTCAACTATGAACCCAACAGAAGCAGCTACATCACCGAAGGACGGATAATGCCACCACGCACACCAAAAGCCTGCCGTGTTCGCGGGTGCCGCCATACCACCACTGACCCGTCAGGTTATTGCGAAAGCCACAAAAGCGAAGGCTGGAAGCAATACAAGCCAGGACAATCCCGTCATCAGCGCGGCTACGGTTCGAAGTGGGACGTTATCCGCACGCGTGTGCTGAAACGTGACAAAGGTTTATGCCAGTTGTGCCTGCGTGCTGGTGTGGTGCGCGAGGCGAAAACCGTTGACCACATCATCCCTAAAGCGCATGGCGGCACTGATGCCGACTGTAATCTGCAGAGTCTGTGCTGGCCGTGTCATAAGGCGAAGACGGCCCGTGAACGGTTGAAGTGATAATAATTCTCAACTGCCTGAGGGGAGGGGCGGGTCAAATCCCTGCGGCCTGACGTCTTCCGGACTGCCCGCCCCATCGTTTTTTTATACCCGCGAAAAATGAAATTTAACCAGGAGTGCCGCATATGGCTGGAACGGCGGGGCGTTCCGGGCGTCGCCCCAAGCCAACGGCGCGCAAGGCGCTGGCCGGAAACCCCGGCAAGCGAGCCCTGAACAAAGATGAACCTGTTTTTACGCCCATCAAAGGTGTTGAGCCACCGGAGTGGTTCGCTGAAGAAGATCTCCCTCTCGCCACGATCATGTGGCAACTGACAACCAAAGAACTCTGCGGTCAGGACCTGCTGTGCGTGACTGACCTCGCGGTGCTTGAGCGGTGGTGCGTGGCCTACGAGTTCTGGCGACGTGCCGTGAAAAATATTGCCATACAGGGCAACACCATCACCGGTGCAATGGGCGGCAGGGTCAAAAATCCGGAGCTGACCGCCAAAAAAGAACAGGAGTCCGAGATGAGCAGCACGGGGGCAATGCTCGGACTCGACCCCAGCAGCCGCCAGCGTCTGATTGGCCTGGCGGGGCAGAAGAAAGCCACTAACCCGTTTCTGAAAATCATCGAGTCATGAGCCGGAAATCTTACCCCAACGTAAATGCTGCCAATCAGTATGCCCGTGATGTCGTGCGCGGAAAGATTGTGGCCTGCCAGTTTGTGATTCAGGCCTGCCAGCGCCATCTTGATGACCTGATGGCGGAAAAAAGTAAGTCGTTTCGTTACCGCTTCGACAAGGACCTGGCTGAACGGGCCGCGAAATTTATTCAGCTGTTGCCACACACCAAGGGGGAGTGGGCATTCAAGAGGATGCCCATCACGCTGGAACCGTGGCAGCTCTTTGTGATCTGCTGTGCGTTTGGCTGGGTCAATAAAGGCTCCCGGCTGCGCCGCTTCAGGGAGGTGTATACCGAAATCCCCCGTAAGAACGGCAAATCGGCAATCTCTGCCGGTGTTGCCCTGTATTGTTTTGCCTGTGATAACGAGTTTGGCGCAGAAGTGTATTCCGGTGCCACGACAGAGAAACAGGCGTGGGAAGTCTTTCGCCCGGCTCGACTGATGTGTAAACGCACACCCATGCTGACGGAAGCGTTCGGGATTGAGGTTAACGCCTCAAACATGAATCGTCCGGAGGATGGCGCGCGGTTTGAACCGCTGATCGGTAACCCCGGTGATGGTTCATCACCCCACTGTGCGGTGGTGGATGAATATCACGAGCACGCCACAGATGCGCTTTACACCACGATGCTTACCGGGATGGGGGCGCGACGTCAGCCACTGATGTGGGCCATTACTACTGCCGGGTACAACATTGAGGGGCCGTGCTACGACAAGCGGCGGGAAGTTATCGAGATGCTCAACGGGTCGGTACCCAACGATGAACTGTTCGGGATCATCTATACCGTTGATGAAGGTGACGACTGGACCGACCCGCAGGTGCTGGAAAAAGCTAACCCGAATATTGGCGTGTCGGTTTATCGCGAATTTTTGTTAAGTCAGCAGCAGCGTGCGAAAAATAACGCCCGTCTGGCAAACGTCTTTAAAACAAAGCACCTCAATATCTGGGTGTCGGCGCGTTCGGCGTATTTCAACCTGGTGAGCTGGCAGAGCTGCGAGGATAAATCACTGTCCCTTGAGCAGTTCGAGGGGCAACCGTGCATCCTGGCCTTTGACCTGGCGCGTAAGCTGGATATGAACAGTATGGCGCGACTTTATACCCGCGAGATTGACGGTAAAACGCATTACTACAGTGTGGCCCCGCGTTTCTGGGTACCGTATGACACGGTGTACAGCGTCGAGAAAAATGAAGATCGCCGGACAGCCGAACGCTTTCAGAAATGGGTGGAAATGGGCGTCCTGACCGTTACCGATGGTGCAGAGGTGGATTATCGCTACATCCTCGAAGAGGCCAAAGCGGCGAACAAAATCAGCCCGGTCAGCGAGTCACCCATCGACCCCTTCGGGGCGACCGGGCTGTCACATGACCTTGCTGATGAAGACCTGAATCCCGTCACTATCTTCCAGAACTTCACCAATATGTCCGATCCGATGAAAGAGCTGGAAGCAGCGATTGAATCGGGACGTTTTCATCATGACGGCAATCCCATCATGACCTGGTGTATCGGCAACGTGGTCGGCAAAAACATGCCGGGTAACGATGATGTGGTGAAACCCGTCAAAGAGCAGGCGGAAAACAAAATTGACGGTGCAGTTGCGCTGATTATGGCGGTTGGCAGAGCCATGCTGTACGAGAAAGAAGACACGCTGTCTGATCACATTGAGTCCTACGGGATCCGCTCGCTTTAACTGAGGTAATTATGATCATGCTGATTCTCGCGCCTCTGGTGGGCGTGCTGGGTGCGCTTTTGCTGGCGTATGGTGCCTGGCTGATTTATCCCCCGGCGGGTTTTGTTGTTGCCGGGGCGCTGTGCCTGTTCTGGTCGTGGCTGGTGGCGCGATATCTCGACCGTACACAGTCGTCTGTCAGCGGAGGTAAATAGTGTTCTTTTCGGGATTGTTTCAACGAAAAAGTGACGCGCCGGTGACCACGCCAGCAGAGCTGGCGGATGCTATCGGGCTGTCATATGACACCTATACCGGAAAGCAGATCAGCAGCCAGCGGGCCATGCGACTGACGGCGGTTTTTTCCTGCGTCAGGGTTCTGGCAGAGTCGGTCGGGATGTTGCCCTGCAACCTGTATTACCTGAACGGCAGCCTGAAGCAGAGGGCCACCGGCGAACGTCTGCATAAGCTGATCTCCACGCATCCCAATGGCTATATGACGCCGCAGGAGTTCTGGGAGCTGGTGGTCACCTGTCTGTGCCTGCGGGGAAACTTTTACGCCTACAAAGTGAAAGCGTTTGGCGAAGTGGCTGAACTGCTGCCCGTCGATCCCGGTTGTGTGGTACCGAAGCTTAACAGTAGCTGGGAACCGGTTTACCAGGTCACATTCCCGGACGGCTCCACGGATGTACTGAGCCAGGAAGATATCTGGCATGTGCGCACGCTGACGCTGGACGGTCTGGTGGGACTGAATCCCGTCGCCTATGCCCGCGAGGCAATATCGCTGGCAGCTGCGACCGAAGAGCACGGGGCCAGACTGTTCAGCAATGGCGCGGTGACGTCGGGTGTGTTGCGTACAGAACAGACGCTGTCGGATCAGGCTTATGAGCGCCTGAAGAAAGATTTTGAGGAGCGTCACACCGGGCTTGGTAATGCTCACCGCCCGATGATCCTTGAGATGGGGCTGGACTGGAAGTCGATGGCGCTGAACGCCGAGGACAGCCAGTTCCTGGAAACCCGCAAGTTTCAGCTTGAAGAAATCTGTCGTCTGTTCCGGGTGCCGTTGCACATGGTGCAGAACACCGATCGCGCCACCTTCAACAATATCGAAGAGCTGGGGCTGGGATTTATCAACTATTCACTGGTGCCGTATCTGACCCGCATCGAACAGCGGATCAACACCGGACTGGTACGAAAAAGTAAGCAGGGCGTTTATTACGCCAAATTTAACGCCGGGGCGTTACTGCGCGGGGATATGAAGTCCCGTTTTGAAGCCTACGCCACCGGGATCAACTGGGGAATTTACTCTCCCAATGACTGCCGCGACCTGGAAGATATGAATCCGCGTCCCGGTGGTGATGTCTATCTCACACCGATGAACATGACCACGAAACCCTCCGATGGCAGTAAAGCCGGTAAGCAGAAGGATAACGCCAATGCAGACGAAACAACGTCTTGATGTACCGCTGAGTCTGAAGTCTGTCAGTGACTCCGGTGAGTTTGAAGGGTATGGCTCCGTCTTTGGTGTAAAGGACAGCCACGATGATGTGGTGATGTCCGGGGCATTTACCGCCTCCCTGCGGGCGTGGAGTGACAGAAAAGCGTTACCTGCGCTGCTCTGGCAGCACCGCATGGATGAGCCCATCGGTGTTTACACCGAAATGAAGGAAGACGATGTCGGGCTTTACGTCAGGGGGCGGTTGCTCATTGATGATGATCCCCTGGCAAAACGCGCACATGCACACATGAAGGCCGGTTCGTTAACCGGCCTTTCTATTGGGTACGTCCTGAAGGACTGGGAATACGACCGGACGAAAGAAGCCTTTCTGCTGAAAGAAATCGACCTCTGGGAAGTCAGTCTGGTGACGTTCCCGTCTAACGACGAGGCGCGGATCAGCGACGTCAAGAACGCGCTGGCCCGCGGGGAAATCCCCGAACAGAAAAAAATCGAAAGAGTCCTGCGTGATGTCGGACTCTCCCGTACCCAGGCCAAAGCATTCATGGCCGGGGGCTATGGCGCACTGTCCCTGCGCGACGCTGAGGATGTGGGCTCTGCACTGAATGCACTGAAAAATCTGAACTTCTAATCAGGAGAAATACGATGGCGGTTGATATTAAAGATGTGGAACAGGTCGCGCAGGAGCTGCAGCAGAAGTTTGACGACTTCAAAGCAAAGAACGACAAGCGCGTGGATGCGATTGAGCAGGAAAAAGGCAAACTTGCCGGGCAGGTGGAAACCCTGAACGGGAAACTCAGCGAGCTGGAAAATCTCAAAAGCGACCTTGAAAAAGAGTTGCTTGAGCTGAAACGTCCGGCAGGTGGTGCGCAAAATAAACTGGCCACCGAGCATAAAGAAGCGTTTGTGGGCTTCCTGCGTAAAGGCCGTGAAGATGGTCTGCGCGATCTGGAGCGTAAGGCATTGCAGGTGGGCACCGATGAAGACGGTGGCTACGCCGTGCCGGAAGAACTGGATCGCAACATTCTCAACCTGCTGAAAGATGAAGTGGTGATGCGTCAGGAAGCCACGGTGATCACCGTTGGCGGTTCCGACTACAAAAAACTGGTGAATCTGGGCGGCACGGCTTCCGGATGGGTGGGGGAAACGGATACGCGATCCCAGACTGCCACCTCCAGACTGGAGCTGATTGAACCTCTCATGGGGGAAATCTACGGCAACCCGCAGGCTACCCAGAAAATGCTGGACGATGCCTTCTTCAACGTGGAGGCCTGGATCAACAGCGAGCTGGCAACCGAATTTGCTGAACAGGAAGAAATTGCCTTTACCTCTGGCGATGGCACCAAGAAGCCGAAAGGGTTCCTGGCGTATGAATCCACTGATGAAACCGATAAGGTCCGGGCGTTCGGCAAACTTCAGCATATTGTATCCGGCGAAGCGACTGCGGTGACCGCAGACGCCATTATCAAACTGATTTACACGCTGCGTAAGGCACACCGCACTGGCGCGAAGTTCATGATGAACAACAACAGCCTGTTTGCCATCCGTCTGCTGAAAGACACCGAGGGTAACTATCTGTGGCGTCCGGGGCTGGAACTGGGGCAACCGTCCTCTCTGGCGGGTTACGGTATCGCTGAAAACGAGCAGATGCCGGATATCGCTGCAGATGCGAAAGCCATTGCATTTGGTAACTTCAAACGGGGTTACACCATCGTAGACCGTATCGGCACCCGCATTCTGCGTGATCCGTACACCAATAAACCATTTGTCGGTTTTTATACCACCAAGCGCACCGGCGGCATGCTGGTCGATTCGCAGGCCATCAAACTGCTGAAGATTGCAGCGGCGTAATCATTCATGGGCGCGGAACCGCGCCCCCTGTTCTGACGGGTGAAGAATCATGATCCTGAAACAAGATCTGAAATGGTCACCGGACGGTATGCGTGTTGAGGTCATTCGGGCCGGTGAGTATGACGACGGGGCGCTTCCTGCCCGTGTGCAGGAGATTGCACTTCAGGCCGGGTTAGCAGAGCGCGGAATCAGTGCAAAAAGCAGTAAAGCGGCAAAAGAGAAAAAAGCCACGACCAGTAAAGAGGGCTGAGCATGCTTCTGACAATGGAAGAGATTAAAGCCCAACTCCGGCTGGATGAGGATTTCGATACTGATGACCGCCATCTGCAACTGCTGGCCTGTGCGGCACAAAAGCGGACGGAAACGTATCTGAACCGGAAGCTCTATGCACCGGATGAAACCATTCCGGACAGCGATCCGGACGGGCTGCACCTGCCGGATGATATTCGTCTGGGGATGCTGATGCTTATCAGCCATTTTTACGAAAATCGCTCGTCGGTTACAGACGTTGAGAAAATGGAGTTGCCAATGAGCTTTAACTGGCTTGTCGGCCCGTACAGGTACTTTCCGCAATGAAAATTCGTCAGGCGCAGACCAGCGTAACCTACATTCTGCCGGACCCCGGTGAACTGAATAAACGCGTCCTGATCCGCCAGCGGGTGGATATGCCCGCGGATAACTTTGGCGTGGAGCCTCAATACCCGGTTGCGTTCCGGACATGGGCGAAGGTTGTCCAGACCAGTGCCACCACCTGGCAGGAAACCGCGCAGACCGGGGACGCCATCACCCATTACATCACCATTCGTTACCGCCGGGGGATCACCGCTGATTATGAGGTGGTCTGCGGTGACAGTGTGTACCGGGTGAAACGTCAGCGCGATCTGAACGGGGCGCGGCGCTTTCTGCTGCTGGAGTGTACGGAGCTGGGCGAATGTAGGCAGAGTCACGGAGGCAACAATGACGACTTCCTTTTTGCACGTTGATTTTCAGCAGCCCGCGGAGATGCGCTTTAACCGCGCCCGTGTCCGGCGGGCGTTTGTCACGATTGGTCAGCGTCATATGCGTGATGCCCGTCGGCTGGTGATGCGCCGTGCGCGGTCGGCACCGGGTGAAAACCCCGGTTATCAGACCGGACGCCTGGCTCGTTCGATTGGTTACATGGTACCCAGAGCCAGTAAACATCGCCCTGGTTTTATGGCACGTATAGCCCCTAACCAGCGTAATGGAGAGGGAAACCGCCGTATCACCGGTGATTTTTATCCGGCTTTTTTGTTCTATGGCGTGAGGCGAGGGGCAAAGCGTCGTCGCAGCCATCATCGTGGTGCATCCGGTGGCAGCGGCTGGCGACTGGCTCCACGTAATAACTTCATGGTGGAAACGCTTGAAAAGAACCGCAGCTGGACACGCTATTTTCTGGCGCGGGAATTGCGTAAATCACTGAAGCCGGAGCGACGACACAGATGAAACTGACGCCTGTTATTGCTGCGCTGCGTGCCCGCTGCCCGTATTTTGAAAACCGGGTGGCAGGCGCGGCACAGTTCAAAAATCTGCCGGAGGTCGGAAAGCTGAGACTCCCGGCGGCGTATGTGGTACCGGGTGATGACTCTCCGGGAGAAAACAAAAGCCAGACCGACTACTGGCAGGAGCTGAAAGAGGGCTTCTCCGTGGTTGTCATACTGAGTAACGGGCGTGATGAGCGCGGTCAGTTTGCTTCGTATGATGTGGTGGACGATGTCCGGCAGATGCTCTTTAAGACTCTGCTGGGCTGGAACCCGGAAGCGTGCGGTAACCCGATTACCTATGACGGCGGCACGCTGCTGGATCTGAATCGTCATGAGCTGATTTATCAGTTCGATTTTTCGGTCATCAGCGAGCTGACCGAAGACGATACCCGCCAGCAGGATGACCTGAACAGTCTGGATGAACTGCAAACGCTGGCGATTGATGTTGATTATCTCGATCCCGGTAACGGGCCTGACGGCGATATCGAACATCACACCGAAATAACCCTTCCTTCCTGAGGATCATCATGTTTGTGAAACCTGTTAAAGGGCGGTCAGTGCCTGACCCTGCCCGCGGCGACCTTTTGCCCGCCGAAGGGCGAAATGTTGATGAGAACAACTACTGGCTGCGCCGTGAAGCAGCGGGTGATATCCGGCGCGTGAATAAAAAGGTGAACACCGATGACGATAAGCTTTAACACCATTCCGTCGAATACGCTGGTTCCGCTGTTTTATGCGGAAATGGATAACCAGGCTGCGAATACTGCACAGGACAGCGGAGCATCGCTGCTGATTGGTCATGCCAATAACGGTGCAGAGATTGTTGCCAACAGTCTGGTGCTGATGCCGTCGGCAGACTATGCACGCCAGATTTGTGGTGCGGGAAGTCAGCTGGCGCGTATGGTCGAGGCTTATCGCCAGACCGACCCGTTTGGCGAGCTGTATGTGATTGCCGTTCCTGAATCCACAGGCGCGGCGGCAACGGTTACGCTGACGGTGACCGGGGCGGCAACCGAAACCGGCACGGTGAATGTCTATGTGGGACGTACCCGCGTGCAGGCTCCGGTGACCAACGGCGATAACGTCACGACGATTGCCAGCAGTATCAAAGATGCCATCAATGCCGTTCCGGCCCTGCCGTTTACGGCCTCATCTTCGGCTGGCGTGGTCACACTGACCGCGCGTCATAAGGGGCTTTGCGGGAATGAAATTCCTGTCAGCCTCAATTACTACGGCTTTGGTGGGGGCGAAGTGCTGCCAGCGGGCGTACAGATTGCCGTGGCGACGGGTACCGCCGGAACGGGCGCTCCTGTTCTCACCGGCGCGGTGGCTGCAATGGCGGATGAGCCGTTTGATTATATCGGCCTGCCGTTCAACGACACGGCCTCCGTTAACACGCTGGTGACCGAGATGAACGATACCAGCGGTCGCTGGAGCTATGCGCGTCAGCTGTATGGTCATGTGTATACGGCAAAGATCGGCACGCTGTCAGAACTGGTGACCGCAGGTGACCAGTTTAACCAGCAGCACATTACCCTGGCGGGATACGAAAAAGAGACCCAGACGCCTGCCGACGAGCTGGCGGCAAGCCGTACCGCCCGCGCAGCGGTGTTTATTCGCAACGATCCGGCACGTCCCACGCAGACCGGTGAGCTGGTGGGTATGCTGCCTGCGCCGAAGGGGAAACGGTTCACGATGACCGAACAACAGACCCTGCTGTCTCATGGCGTGGCAACGGCGTATGTCGAAAGCGGGGTGCTGCGCATTCAGCGTGATGTCACCACGTACAGGAAAAACGCTTACGGTGTTGCGGATAACAGCTACCTCGACAGCGAGACGCTGCATACCAGCGCGTATGTGCTGCGCAAACTGAAATCCGTCATTACCAGTAAGTACGGGCGTCACAAGCTTGCCAGCGACGGTACCCGCTTTGGTCCCGGTCAGGCGATTGTCACACCGGCGGTGATCAAAGGGGAACTGCTGGCAACCTACCGTCAGCTTGAGCGTGCGGGGATCGTGGAAAACTACGAACTGTTTAAGCAGTACCTGGTTGTGGAGCGTGATGCCAGCGATCCGAACCGCCTGAACACGCTGTTCCCGCCTGACTATGTTAACCAGTTGCGTGTCTTTGCCGTGGTTAACCAGTTCCGTCTTCAGTATTCAGAGGAGTCTGCATAATGGCCCGTATCGGGGGAACCTGTTATTTCAAAATTGACGGTCAGCAGCTATCGCTGACCGGCGGCATTGAGGTGCCCATGAACAGGACGGTTAATGATGACATCATCGGCCTGGACGGTTCAGTGGACCGCAAGGAAACTCACCGTGCACCTTATGTCAAAGGGACCTTCAAGGTGCCGAAGAATTTTCCGGTGAGCAAAATCACCTCGTCTGATGAGATGACCATCACTGCCGAGCTGGCGAACGGTCAGGTCTATGTATTGTCGTCTGCCTGGCTGTACGGTGAAGCGAACCATAATGCCGAAGAAGGCACGGTTGATCTTGAGTTCCACGGTGAAGAAGGGGATTACCAGTGATTGAGCTTGTACTTAAAAAACCGATCATCGCCCACAAAGAAACACTGCATGTGCTGGAAATACGTGAGCCTACGTATGACGAGATTGAGGCGCTGGGGTTCCCTTTCTCTGTTTCGCCTGATGGTGGTATGAAAATGGACAGTCAGGTAGCGCTGAAATATATCCCGCTTCTGGCCGGGATTCCGCGCTCGTCTGCAGCGCAGATGACGAAGCTGGATATTTTCAAGGCAGGCATGATTGTAATGCGTTTTTTTACCGGCTTGGAGACGGAAGAGACCTCCGGAAGCGATTCTACAATGTCGCGTGGTTCTGGAAATTAAACCCCCTTGAACTTCGCCGGACGGCTATTTCCCACTTTGCTGATCTGGAGGCAGAGGCCGTCCGTATAAATGAGGAGATGAAGCATGGCTGATAATTTTCAGCTGAAAGCCATCATCACCGCCGTTGACAGGCTATCCGGCCCGCTTAAAGGTATGCAGCGTCAGCTTAAGGGGTTTCAGAAAGAAGTCTCCAGCCTTGCTCTGGGCGCTGCCGGGGCGGGTACTGCAATAATGGGGGCACTGGCACTCCCTGTAAAATCAGCCATCACCCTTGAATCGAAGATGGCTGATGTCCGCAAAGTGGTGGACGGTCTGGATACGCCGGATGCGTTTAAGGCCATGACGGAGCAGGTACGCGCTTTGTCTACTGAGCTTCCCATGTCTGCAGACGGGATCGCGGAAATTGTGGCGGCTGGCGGTCAGGCCGGGATTGCACGTGATGAACTGATGCAGTTTGCCACTGATGCGGTGAAGATGGGCGTGGCCTTTGATACCACGGCTGAAGAGTCCGGGCAGATGATGGCCCAGTGGCGTACTGCGTTTAATATGACGCAGGATGAAGTGGCCGGGCTGGCTGACAAAATCAACTACCTTGGTAATACCGGCCCGGCGAATGCGAAGAAAATCTCCGATATTGTTACGCGTATTGGTCCTTTAGGTGGTGTTGCAGGTGTGGCTTCCGGCGAAATCGCGGCAATGGGGGCAACCATTGCCGGGATGGGCGTGGAGTCAGAAATTGCCGCCACAGGGATCAAGAACTTCATGCTTTCCCTGACCGCGGGAAATTCCGCGACAAAATCGCAGAAACAGGCATTACGTTTTCTGCGGATCAATCCGAAGAAATTAGCTGCTGATATGCAGAAAGATGCCCGGGGAACCATGCTGTCTGTACTGGATGCGATGGCTAAAGTGCCTAAAGAAAAACAGGCAGCTGTGCTGAATGCCCTGTTCGGGAAAGAGTCTCTGGGCGCGATAGCACCTCTGCTGACTAACCTTGATTTGTTGCGTACCAACTTCAGGCGGGTTGCGGATTCCCAGCAGTATGGCAGTTCGATGCAGAAGGAATATGCTTCGAGGGCAGCGACGACGGAAAACCAGCTTTTACTTCTGCAAAATCAACTTGATGCAATTTCTTCCACTCTGGGGGAAACGTTTCTTCCTGAGGTTAATGATGGTCTTGAAGCGGTAAAACCGCTCCTTGAGGAAGTGAGAACGTTTGTCCGTGAAAACCCGGAGCTCGTTAAGACCATTGCTAAAATCGGTCTGGCTTTACTGACAGTGGGGGCCGCTGCAGGCTCTTTGTCCAGAATCATGAAAGTTCTCGGCGGTGTGATGAATATGACGCCTGCTAAGGGGCTGATTGCTCTTCTGGTTGGTGGCGCTTACCTCATTATTGATAATTGGGAAACCGTAGGTCCTGTCATAAAAAAAGTCTGGCACGTGGTGGATGAAACGGCGCAGGTGATGGGGGGATGGGAAACTGTTCTGAAAGCGATTGCCCTGTTTATGGCAACCAAATGGGTTGCTGACGTTACCAAATCTATTACCGCAGTGACCAGAGAGATGCGTACGCTGGGGAAGGTATCGGCAGAAACGGGATTGATGGGGAAAGGCCGCGGCTTTATCGGGAAGGCCGGGGTATATGATTTTCTGGGAACCCTGATGTATGAGCCGGTTAAAGATACTCTGGAAAGTGTTGTTCCTGAAGATACGGTTAACTGGCTGGATAATAAAGGGCTGTTTCTGGCTTCAGACTGGACGCCTTTTTTTGATCGTAAAGAGTACGAGCAGTATCAGGCCAACCTGAGTCAGTACAAACCCAATGTTCCGCTGTTGAATCCATCTTCTTCCATGACACAGCACAGCGAGCTGAAAGTCACGTTCGAGAATGCTCCGCCAAGTATGAAGATAATTGATGTACCGGGCAAAGCCGATCCCCTGATGAAAATCACGCACGATGTGGGGTATTCTCCATTCAGACGATAATATAACTACTTTAATCAAGTAGGATTATTGAGTGGTAAAGCTTGTGCTGAAAGTAGGAGAGAATATGAAGAAAATGTTTATATTGTTGTTGGCTGTAGGACTGCCATTAAACTCCTTTGCGAAGCCAGTAACGGAAAAGCAGCTTGCTACATACTTTATAGATAACGTTAAAACTTCAGCGGATAAGAATATAGATCTAGATGTAGAGGGAATAAATAGACTGTCTGTAATATGCCCAGCAAAGTCGGCAAGTGGAACTCTTTTAATAAAAAAAGCATCCTACGAGTTTAATAAAAGCATTGGTGCTTTTGATTTTGAAAATAACTCACAATCTGCACCATTGACTTTTATTGTACCAATTAGTGAGGATGAAAATAACTTTGACTCGGAAATTATTGGTTTCTCTTTTGCATTTAAAATGCCAAGAGGGCAATTCTTTGTTGATGTTACGAAAACAGGGAAGGTAAAGGCTGGCGTAAATATTAGTGGTGAAAGCGAAATTACTTATTCATCATGTAGAATAGATACTCATAATATTGATTATGCTCGTTAATTTTATTACCTAATAAAAAAACGCGTTTACACGCGGTTTTTATTTGAGGTGACGCCATGGATTTTTCTCATATTTCTTCGTACCTATCCTCTGATTCTCGAAGTGGCTGGCGTGAAAAGCTACTTGAAGCATCATTTCGAGGTGTGCCGTTTAAGGTTGAAGAAGAAAGTGCGGGAACCGGTCGCCGTGTGGAAACACATGAATACCCGAACCGCGACAAGCCCTATACCGAAGATCTGGGAAAAGTCACTTTCCGCCCGTCCATCACAGCTTATGTGGTGGGAGATGACTGCTTTGACCAGCGCGATCGCCTGATTGAAGCGCTGAATAAACCCGGTCCCGGCACGCTTGTCCACCCGACATATGGTGAGCTGAAAGTCTGTGTTGACGGGGAAGTTCGGGTCAGCACATCGAAAAGTGAAGGGCGTATTGTCCGCTTTGACCTGAAGTTTGTCGAAGCAGGAGAACTCTCTTACCCCACATCAGGTGCGGCGACGGCGCAGACGCTGATGTCATCCTGTTCTGCACTGGATGACTGCATCAGTGACAGCTTCAGCGGTTTCAGTATCGATGGTGTGGCGGATTTCGTGCAGAACGACGTTATCGGTAATGCCAGCATAATGCTGGGGTATGTTTCTGATGCGATGAAAGTGGTGGATTCTGCCGTATCGGATGCCGCCAGGCTGTTGCAGGGGGATATCTCGGTACTTCTGCCGCCGCCATCGTCAGGCAAAAATTTCGTTGAGCAGGTGCAGAAAATGTGGCGTACCGGGAAACGCCTTTATGGTAACGCCAGCGACCTGGTCACCATGATCAAAACGCTTTCCGGTGTCAGCCTCGGCAGCGATCTGCAACCGCGCGGCGTCTGGAAAACGGACAGTAAAACCACCGCCACGGCGACGCAGCAGCGTAACGTGGTTGCCAGCACCCTTCGTACGACCGCAATCAGCGAAGCGGCGTATACCGTCACCCGATTGCCTGCGCCAACAACTTCCGCGGTGATGCAGAATTCCGCAGTGGGGCAGGCAACAACACCCGCGCAGAGCACTGGCTGGCCTTCCGTCACGCATCCGGCACTGAACAATGCACCGGCGGTGAAAAACACGGTTGACCTGCCGACGTGGGAAGAACTGACTGACATTCGCGACACACTGAATACGGCAATTGATAAGGAGTTGTCCCGTACAACCAGCGATGCGCTGTTTCTGGCGCTGCGCCGGGTGAAAGCAGATCTGAATGCGGATATCAACACGCGCCTTGAACAGTCTGCACGGATCATTCAGCGCACACCGGATGAGGTTTTACCCGCGCTGGTGCTGGCGGCGACCTGGTTTGATAACGCGGCGCGTGACGCGGACATTATCCGGCGTAATGCCATTACGCATCCCGGCTTTGTGCCGGTGATCCCTCTGAAGGTGCCAGTGCAATGAACGACAATGTCACGCTACGGGTAAATGGCCGGGAGTGGAATGGCTGGACATCGGTGCGCATCGGTGCCGGTATTGAACGGCTGGCGCGGGATTTCAGTGTGGAGATCACCCGCCAGTGGCCGGGAGATGAGGGTATCACCACGCTTCAGCCGCGCATTAAAAACGGTTCAAAAGTGGAGGTGCTGATTGGTGATGAGCTGGTGATCACCGGCTGGGTGGAGGCGACGCCCGTTCGTTACGATGCCCGTTCGGTCAGTACCGGTATTGCCGGACGCAGTCTGACGGCTGACCTGATTGACTGTGCAGCCGAACCGACACAGTTTAACGGACGCTCGCTGGTGCAGATTGCGCAGGCGCTTGCTGCGCCTTTCGGCATTGAGGTGGTGAACAGCGGTGCGCCGTCGGGTGTTATTCCTGATGTTCAGCCTGATCACGGTGAAACGGTGATTGAGGTAATCAACAAAATACTCGGTCAGCAGCAGGCACTGGCTTACGACGACCCGCACGGCAGGCTGGTGATTGGCGGTATTGGCTCAACGCGGGCACATACTGCACTGGTACTCGGGGAAAACATCCTTTCCTGTGATACGGAGAAGAGTATCCGGGAGCGGTTTTCAGTTTACCAGGTGGCGGGGCAGCGTGCCGGAAACGACGATGATTTCGGTGAGGCCACCACCACCGCGCTGCGGGCCCGCACAGAGGACGCATTTATTGCCCGTTACCGTCCGATGTATATCAGGCAGACAGGGCAGGCTACGGGGGCAGGCTGTATTGCCCGTGCGGACTTTGAAGCCCGACAACGGGCGGCGCGGACGGATGAAACCACCTATGTGGTGCAGGGCTGGCGACAGGGTAACGGTACGCTGTGGCAGCCCAACCAGCGGGTGATTGTCTTTGATCCGGTCTGTGGTTTCGACAATACCGAACTGCTTGTTTCGGAAGTCACGTTTACTCAGGACCAGAACGGCACCCTGACGGAAATCCGTGTCGGCCCACCTGATGCTTATCTGCCTGAACCCGAAGCCCCCGGCGCGCGGAAAAAGAAAAAAGCCAGAGTACAGGAGGACCCGTTCTGATGAGGACGATTGAAGCCATGCAGCGACAACTCCTCGGCCTGATTGGGCGGGCCGTGGTGAAAAGCATCAGTGCCGCCACGAAATGTCAGACCGTGGATGTGTCCCTGATTGCCGGTGAACCCAAAGCCGGGGTTGAACATCTTGAACCCTACGGTTTTACCGCAAGGGCAAACAGCGGTGCGGAAGCGGTGGTGTTGTTTCCGGATGGCGACCGTTCTCATGCGGTGGTTGTTACGGTGTCGGACCGTCGCTACCGCCTGAAAGGGCTGCAGACGGGGGAGGTGGCGGTCTATGACGATCAGGGGCAGTCCGTGACGCTGACCCGGGAGGGGATCGTGGTGGACGGTGCAGGTAAAACGATCACGTTTCGCAATGCGCCTAAGGCACGTTTTGAAATGGACCTGGAAGTGACAGGACAGGTGAAAGACCTGTGCGACTCCGGCGGCACCACCATGTCAGCGATGCGGCTTGCCTATAACGGGCATCGTCACAGAGAGAACGGTCAGGGCAGTAACACCGACAAACCTGATAAAGCGATGGAGGCATGATGGAACTGTGGCTGACGGTGAACGGTAAACGCACCTGCGCCAGCGCACCGCTGGATCCGCTGACCCGCGCCGTGGTGATTTCCCTGTTTACCTGGCGGCGGGCGGAGCCTGATGACAACGCCGACGTCCCGATGGGATGGTGGGGGGATACCTGGCCTGCGGTACAGAATGACCGTTACGGCTCCCGACTGTGGCTGCTTCAGCGCAGCAAACTGACCAATCAGCTGGTGCAGACAGTAAGGGGGTATATCCGCGAATGCCTGCAATGGATGATTGATGACGGCGTGGTGTCCCGTATTGATCTGGATATCCGCCGCACCGGGATTAATGAACTGGGTAACAGTATCACTCTCTGGCGTCGTGACGGACCGGTAATGATTTCTTTTGATGATCTGTGGAGTGCGATAACGCATGGCGGACAGTGAATTTCAGCGCCCGACGCTGGCAGAAAATATCAGTATGCTCCGTAACGATTTATTCGCCAGGCTGGACGTCAGCGACACGCTCCGGCGCATGGATGAAGACGTGCGGGCAAAGGTGTATGCGGCGGCGCTGCATACGGTTTACGGGTACATCGATTATCTGGCAATGAACATGCTGCCTGACCTGTGCGATGAGTCCTGGCTGGCGCGACATGCTGCGATGAAACGGTGTCCGCGCAAGGGGGCCACGGCTGCCAGCGGGTATATGCGCTGGGAAGGTGTCAGCGATGGCCTGAAGGTGACCGCCGGGAGTGTTATTCAGCGCGATGACCTGGTTCAGTACACGGCAACTGCCGATGCAACCAGCTCCGGTGGTGTCCTGCGCGTGCCGATCGCCTGCTCAAGTGCAGGCGCGGTCGGTAACGCTGACGACGGTACGTCATTAATCCTGGTCACGCCGGTTAATGGTCTGCCGTCTTCCGGCGTGGCAGATACCCTGACAGGTGGATTTGATACTGAAGAGCTGGAAACGTGGCGCGCCCGCGTCATTGAGCGGTATTACTGGACGCCGCAGGGCGGGGCTGACGGGGACTATGTCGTCTGGGCTAAAGAAGTGCCCGGCATTACCCGCGCATGGACATACCGTCACTGGATGGGAACGGGAACTGTCGGTGTGATGATTGCCAGCAGTGACCTGATTAATCCCATTCCGGAAGAATCAACGGAAACGGCAGCAAGACAACATATCGGGCCACTGGCCCCGGTGGCAGGCTCTGATTTGTATGTATTCAGGCCGGTGGCACATACGGTGGATTTTCATATCCGCGTGACGCCGGACACACCGGAAATACGGGCTGCCATTACCGCGGAGTTGCGTTCGTTCCTGCTGCGTGATGGTTATCCGCAGGGAGAACTGAAGGTATCGCGTATCAGTGAGGCGATTTCCGGTGCGAACGGGGAATACAGCCATCAGTTGCTTGCACCGGTGGACAATATCTCCATTGCGAAAAACGAACTGGCGGTACTGGGGACGATTTCATGGACGTGACAAACGATGATTACATCCGCCTGTTATCGGCACTGTTGCCGCCCGGTCCGGCGTGGTCAGCCAGCGATCCGGCGATTGCTGGTGCGGCACCGTCATTAACCCGTGTTCATCAGCGTGCGGATGCCCTGATGCGGGAGCTGGATCCGCGCACCACCACCGAACTGATAAATCGCTGGGAGCGTCTGTGCGGCCTGCCGGATGAATGTATTCCCGCAGGGACACAGCCCCTTCGCCAGCGTCAGCAACGACTGGATGCGAAGGTTAACCTGGCGGGCGGCATCAATGAGGATTTTTACCTTGCACAGCTTGCTGCCCTGGGCAGACCAGACGCTACCATCACGCGATACGACAAAAGCACGTTCACCTGCTCATCGGCCTGTACTGACGCTGTGAACGCGCCGGAATGGCGGTATTACTGGCAGGTCAACATGCCAGCTGCCACCAACACCACCTGGATGACATGTGGCGATCCCTGTGATTCCGCGCTGCGTATCTGGGGCAACACCGTTGTCGAGTGTGTACTTAACAAACTCTGCCCTTCGCATACCTACGTAATTTTTAAATATCCGGAGTAATCCATGCATCGTATAGACACGAAAACCGCGCAGAAGGATAAGTTCGGCGCGGGTAAGAACGGTTTTACCCGTGGTAACCCCCAGACCGGCACACCTGCCACCGATCTGGATGATGACTACTTTGACATGTTGCAGGAGGAACTTTGCAGCGTGGTGGAGGCTTCCGGTGCCAGCCTGGAGAAGGGGCGGCACAACCAGCTACTTACCGCGCTTCGCGCGCTGCTGTTAAGCCGCAAGAATCCGTTTGGTGATATCAAATCGGATGGCACGGTGAAAACGGCTCTCGAAAATCTTGGTTTAGAAAGATGTGATCAGGACACTAACGAAACACGCATTTGGTCACCAGACAAAAAATCTTATGTTTTTGTGCAGAATGATGGATGGGGGGCATATTCAATAAATCCCCAAGCAGGGACTATTGCACTGCAATTATCATCTGGCGGTACAGGTGCAAAAGATGCTGCCAGCGCGCGTAGTAATCTTGGTCTGGGAGATGTGGCAACGGAGAACACAGTACCTCTGTCTAAGGGGGGAACTGGCGGGACTTCTCTGGCAGAAGCGCGTAGTAACCTTGGCGTCAATCGTTTAGTACAAGGCTTAGTTGACACATACATTACTTCACAAAGCGATAACTATCGGCTGTTTGTGAATGATAGTGGTGCATGGGGCGTACTTAACAATATCGGAACGCCAATGGCTCTAGCGCTTAGTCAGGGCGGAACCGGCGCGACCACAGCTGCTGACGCACGAGCAAATTTAGGGCTTGGCTCAGCAGCAACAGCAAACTTGGGAAATGGGGATAATCAGGTTCCGACAATGGCTAATTTCACATCAGGTCCTGGCTGGGTGAAATTTCCTGACGGCACCATCATGCAGTTTGGTACGAACATTTCAGGCTCTGCTGGCTACCCAACTGCTGTTAATTTCCCGATACCTTTTACCGATGATTATCGCGTCGCATGTTCTTTCGATACGCCAACCAGTGCAGAAGACTGCCCGGCATTCTCGACAAGTAAGATAAATAACTATGGTTTTTATCTCGCGTCATCGCGTCAGGGGGCTGTCAAAGGAGCTGGTGCCAACTGGATAGCAATAGGAAGATAAAAATGAAATATTTATACGACGCAGTAACTAACGCATTTTATCCATTAGCAATGCAGGCAGACTATGAGGCGGCAGGGATGTGGCCCGAAAAAGGCGTGGAAGTTGATGAAGAGACTTTTGCTGCATTTCAGAAGCCACCGGAGGGAAAAATGAGGATTGCGGGTGATGATGGTTATCCCGTATGGAGTGATATTCCGCCACTGGCACCTGAAGAACTGATAAAGATGGCAGAATACGAGCGTCAGCGGCGCATAGATACTGCCAATGAGCACATGAATAACAGGCAATGGCCAGGTAAAGCAGCTATTGGTCGTCTGAAAGGTGAGGAACTGGCGCAATATAATTTGTGGCTGGATTATCTGGACGCACTGGAGCTGGTCGATACTTCCAGTGCGCCAGATATTGAATGGCCTACGCCTCCGGCAGTTCAGGCCAGATGATATCCGGCGCGGTGCTGGTATCTGTTACCGTCACCGCGTCAATGTAATCCAGCACGGCGTTAAGTCGGGTTGTTTCTGCCTGCGTCAACTTCCGTCCGGCCTGCAATTTCAGTTGAATCAGACTAATGGAAGCCATTGCAGTATCAATCAGTGACTGACGTTGTGCTTCTGCCGCGTCTACTGCGGCGCTATGCTGTGCCTCGGTATCCGTCACCCATTTCTCACCATCCCATTTATCGTATGGCGTTAACGGGGCGATAGTGGTTGTATTATCAGGGTAATCACCCGGAACTGTGATTTCTTTTGATTCTCCTGTTTCGGTGCTAAAGACGATTTCACCGCGATGGTCTGGCACATATTCCCATGAGTTAAAATCTGCAGATCGGCAGATTGCATAACCAGCTTTGTATGCGCCTGGGGCATCTAAACAGGAATATGCCGGAATGCCGACACCAATAGCAAGATATTCAGTTGAAGCTGAAATATATTCCCGACTCATGACATCAAAGTTATAAACAGTAATTTCTCCTGCCATAGTGGCAATTAATTCACTGTTTAATTCTGCGTTATTCATTATGCAGCCCTCACAATATAGTTAAAAGCGACATTTCGTGGGCGTGTTTCATTCGCACCTGCAGGTTTAGTCGTTGCCGCAACAACACCACCCTCTGTAATAGCCTGGTTGGGAATTGGGTAATTATCGAAGTCAATGGCCGGAGACAGGGGCGTGATTTGTTTTAAAATCGTGGTGCCTGTAAAACTTTCCAGAGTCTGGTCGTTAGTTCGTGAAGTCCAGATTCCCCAATAGTGGTTATGACTGACAATCGCACCGTCCTGAAGCGTTAATAATCCCCTTCCGTTATCCACTCCACGTCCGTCATCCCAGCCACGAATAAACTCACCGCGTAAATCAGGCAATTTATTTGTCGGGTAAGCCTTTGCCAGTTCCGGGTATTCTTCAGCAGAAAAAGCCGCACCATTGCATTTCAGCCAGCCTGTCGGCGGAGTGGCGGAAGGCCACGGAACAGGCACACCAACAGGTAATGCAGAGCCTTCTCCCAAACCAACGTTTATGAAAATGCAGAAATAACGAGCAAATGGCATCATTCCTGCTTTTGTCAGGGAGATCTACCATGCTTATTGGCTATGTACGTGTGTCAACAAATGACCAGAACACAGATCTACAGCGTAATGCGCTGAACTGTGCAGGATGCGAGCTGATTTTTGAAGACAAGATAAGCGGTACAAAGTCTGAAAGGCCGGGACTGAAAAAACTGCTCAGGACATTATCGGAAGGTGACACTCTGGTTGTCTGGAAGCTGGATCGGCTGGGGCGTAGTATGCGGCATCTGGTCATTCTGGTTGAGGAGTTGCGCGAACGTGGCGTTAATTTTCGCAGCCTAACGGATGCTATTGATATCAGCACGTCGATGGGGCGTTTTTTCTTTTATGTGATGGGGGGCTTGGCTGAAATTGAGTTTCAGGATTAA